GGCAAGGAGGCCAAGGAGCTGATGACCATTCTGGGTGAAGCCGCTCTCAGCCCCACCGACCTGCTGTACGCCAAATTCGCCGACGAATTTGAAAAGCGCTACGTCTCTCAGGGCTTTGACGAGAACCGCTCCATTCAGGAAACGCTGGACCTGGGCTGGGACCTGCTGCGTATGCTGCCCCGAAGTGAGCTGAAGCGCATCAAGCCGGAGATGCTGGATAAGTATCTGCCGGTGAAGGAGTGAGCGCCATGGCGGGAAAGACTGTCAACCCCACCCGTATGGAGCTGACCCGGCTGAAGGGGCGGCTGAAAACCGCCCGGCGGGGTCACAAGCTGCTGAAGGACAAGCGGGACGAGCTGATGAAGCAGTTCATGGAGGTAGTGCGGCGCAACAGAGTGCTGCGCGCCAAGGTGGAGCAGGGGCTGAAGGAGGCCAACGGCGCGTTCACCGTGGCGTCTGCCCTGATGGGACCGGAAGTTCTGGAGGAATCGCTGGTGTGTCCCCGGCGCAGCGTGTCGCTGGATGTGTCCACCCGGAACATCATGAGCGTCAATGTGCCGGTGTTCACCTTCCGGACCGACGGCGGACAGGACACTCTGCTGCCCTACGGCTTCGCCCAGACCAGCGGTGAGCTGGACACGGCACTGGAGAAGATGCAGGCGGTGTTTGCCGACATGCTGGAGCTGGCGGAGAAGTATCATGTCCCCTACTCTTCCCTGGCGAAGAAAAGCGCGGCAGAGAAGTGGGCAGCGCTGCGGAAGCAGGCGGAGAAGAAGGCGGAAGCGCTGGTGGTGGAGAAAGCCGCTGAGAAGAACTCGAGCGTGGAATCCAGCTTGCAGGATGCGGCGCTGATGCTGCTGGAGAAGGCCATGGAGGGCATTCAGGCGGTGGAGAAGGAAGATTCTGCCGGGATGCGGGCGTATGGGCTGGTGCTGAAGTCCATCATGGATGTATTAAATATCCGCACAAAGGCGGACATGGAGGAGCAGGCGGCGCGGATCGCGAAGCTGCGGCGGGAAGCGGAGCCGGAAGCAAAGGGCGAAGGGGCGAAGCTGGAAGTGTGCGGCCTGCCGGAGGAGTTTAAGGTATGAGTACGGTCGATCTATCCAAGCTTAGCGATAAGCAGTATATGTTTTTGGCCGATGGGCACCGGCATGTGGGGTATGGCGGGGCGCGGGGCGGCGGGAAGAGCTGGGCGGTGCGGACGAAGGCGAAGATTCTGGCGGCCAGCTACCCCGGCATCAAGATACTGATCGTGCGACGGACGTTCCCGGAGCTGCTGAACAATCATATCAATCCGCTGCGGGAGGAGCTGCACGGGCTGGCGGCGTTTAACAAAAGCGAAAAAGTGTTTACCTTCCCCAACGGCAGCACCATCAAATTTGGGTACTGCAATTGTGACGGGGATTTGGGGCAGTATCAGGGCGCGGAATACGATGTGATTTTTTTGGATGAAGCGACACAGCTGCTGGAGGATTGGATCAAGAAGATCAACGCCTGTGTGCGCGGCGTCAACGACTTCCCCAAGCGGACATACTACACCTGCAACCCGGGCGGGGCTTCCCACGGGTATATCAAGCGGATTTTTATTGATCGGCGCTATGAAGGGGCGGAGCGGGCGGAGGACTACAGCTTCATCCAGGCGCTGGTGACGGACAACAAGGCACTGATGGAAAGCCAGCCGGAGTACATCCAGCAGCTGGAGACGCTGCCGCCCAAGCTGCGGGAGGCGTGGCTGCACGGGAAATGGGACGTGTACGAAGGGCAGTTCTTCGAGGATTTCCGGCAGGAGCCGGACTTGGAGAAGTGCAGGGAAGCGGGCGTCAGCCCGGAGGAGGCGCGGCGAAGCGGCAGGTGGTGCCACGTGATTGAACCATTTGACCTGAACGCCGGGGAGAAGCGGGGCTGGAACATCATGCGCTCCTACGACTTCGGATATGGGAAGCCCTTTTCCATGGGGTACTGGGCGGTGGACTTTGACGGTACTTTGTACCGGATACTGGAAGTGTACGGCTGCCGGAAGGACAGCCCCAACGAAGGGGTAAAGCTGTCGCCGGATGAACAATTTCGGAAGTTTCGGGAGTTTGAAAACGAACACCCCTGGCTGAAGGGGCGCAAGATCGTGGACAGCGTGGCAGACCCGGCTATCTGGGACGCCAGCCGGGGCGAGAGCATCGCGGAGACGGCGGCGCGGTATGGGATCTACTTCTCCCCCGGCGACAACAAACGGATTCCGGGGTGGATGCAGGTGCACTACCGGCTGCAATTTGACCATAATGGATATGCACGGATGTATGTTTTCCGGGGGTGTGATGCGTTTGCCCGGACGATCCCGCTGATGCTGTACAGCGAGACCAAGCCGGAAGACCTGGACACGGCGATGGAAGACCATGTGGCGGATGAAGTGCGGTACATGTGCATGTCGCGGCCCATTCAGCCGCTGGTGGAAGGGAAAGTGGAGCTGGTATACGGCGATCCGCTGAACCAGTTTAATTTTGATAAGAAAGGATCAAGAGCATGGACGTTTTAAGCAGCACGATGCAGGGGGCGGACGCCGCCGGGGTGCAGGCGATGCCTGCGAAGAAGGCAATTGGAGAGGAGCAGCTGCGGCAGTTTACCAACACACTGCAAAAGTACAACGGCGGCAAGGCGCAGACCACGGCCAGGATACAGGCATCCGAACAGTGGTGGAAGATGCGCAATACCGCCGAAGAGCGGGGGCGGACGGAAGTCGGCAAGGATGGGGGCTGGGCGGCTTCCTCCGGGTGGCTGCACAACGTGATCGTCAGCAAGCACGCCGACGCCATGGAGAGCTTCCCGGAGCCGAACATCCTGCCCCGGGAGCGGGGAGACCGGCAGGAGGCGAAGATGCTCAGCGACATTATTCCCTGCGTGCTGGAGCAGAACCAGTTTGAGAAGACCTACTCCGACGCCATGTGGCAGAAGCTGAAGACCGGCACTGGGGCATACAAGATCGTGTGGGCAAAGCACAAGTTAAATGGGCTGGGCGACATCGCGGTGGAAAACGTGAACCTGTTGAACATTTACTGGGAGCCGGGAATCACGGACATCCAGCGGAGCCGGTATCTCTTCCACACGGAGCTGGTAGACCGGGACTTGCTGGTGGAGCAGCACCCGGAGCTGGAGACCAAAGTGAAAAGCAACGGTTTCGTATCGGCCAAGTTCCTGTACGATGACAGCGTATCCACCGAGGACAAGATCACGGTGATTGAAGTCTACTACCACAAGCTGGTGAATGGGAAAAGTACGCTGCAGTACTGCAAGTATGTGGGCGACACGGTGCTGTATGCCACGGAAAACGAGCCGGAACTGGCGCAGCGGGGGCTTTATGACCACGGGAAATACCCCTATGTGTTTGATCCGCTGTATCCAATCGAAGGCAGCCCCTGTGGGTATGGGTATATTGACATCTGCAAGTCGCCGCAGACGGAAATTGATCTGCTGAAGACGGCATTTGTGAAGAACGCCATGGCGGGAGCCACGCCCAGGTACTTCCTGCGGGGAGACGGGGGCGTGAACGAGGAAGAGCTGGCGGATTTGAGCAAGCCATTTGTGCATCTGCCCAACGTGGACGAAAACTTTTTGAAGCCCATCAGCCACAATTCGCTGGATGGTAACTATATTAAGGTTTGCACACGTTTAACAAAGATTTCATTGGCAGTAGGTATGGTGCTGATGATGTTGGGTTCTTCTTCACAGATATTAAGAATCTTGCGGAAGATTATGCTGTTTCTGAGTTTGACAGTAATCGCAAAGGCGAAGTAATCCCGGCATATCTGAATATGAAGAATCCACTTGTCTTTGATAAGAGTTTCGCCATGAAAAACGGATACGGCAACATCTTCCGAAACAGCGACGCTATTGATGTGTGGGACAATTTTCAAGAAGCGATCCTCGATGATGCGGAATCAATCCACGCCGATGGTATCCTGGTGAAAGATGGAACTGGGACGATGGCTGTTGTTTTTGAACCCAACCAGATCAAATCCGCAACAGACAACATCGGCACCTTTGACGGCAGCAATCCGGAC